TCTCGGCAGTCTGAGGTCTAGCTAAATACTCTAAAAAAAACGTGTTAGCTGGCGCGTCTTCCATACTAAACTTTGTTAGCCCGTGCAATGCACCCTTAGAACCTTTACCATCAACAGTACCTGATATGTCGTAACTGTCACAGCCAAAAGCACCCATATGTTCGTTGCCAGGCCATTTAATACCGTTTTTAATCACAACCTTGTTTTGTATATTTGCTGGTGGTACCCAGCTTACTTTAAACCTACCTTTTGGATCTGGATAAAATATAACGCTTGAATCTTTTACACCGTTAACCCATTGAAAATTACCTGTTGAAACGCCTAAACTTCTGTACATTTCTTCGTTGTAATCTATTTGTTCGTATATCTTAACTAAATTAAATATACTATTTTTTGTTTCATCTCTAAACGCGTGCTCTGTAGTTCTTGGAAACTGGCGATAAAATTCGTTTAAAGCATCTTGATCATTTTTTAAACCATCAGCTTCGTTTTGCCAGTTGTCTATTACGCCTACGTCTATTAACTCTCCATGGGGGTCAAAGACTTCATCACTCGGAGTATTGAAGACTGGGCTTCCGTGCTCATCAATAAATCCTTCGTAGTTCCACTCCATTGGGATAAAAAGAGAATATAAACCAGACGCTGTCTGTCCATTTCTGTTTCGCTTAGTGACGTCGGATGCGTTGTATAATCGTTTGAAGTTTTCTCCACCTTTATCTAATGAGTTTGATGTTGAGCCCATCATGCATTTACCGATAATTCTACTACCTAATCGTAAACATGTTTTGGTAACTCTCCAGTTATTTAATATATTATCGGGTCTTTCCCACTTACCGCTTTCGTCGTGTACTAACAGAGCAAGCTTTTCTCCGTCATAACTATTGTCACCTGTATTTTTCCAATCAATAGTAGTATCAAGTCCAACCAAGTCTTCCTGCTGTTCGTTTGCCACAATCTTTTTACGCGTGAACTTACTTGCAGGAACCCTATAAGCAAGCTCAGACTTAGGTCTATCCATACCGTCTTGAATCGGTTTGAAAAAGAAAGGATAGTTGACTGATATTGGAACAACTTTGTCTGTAAACATTTTTTTAGCATCTGCACCTGTTTTAGAGAGTATACCAAATCTACTATCACTTGCTAATGTAGCTTGGTTAACTGTTTCTGCTGAAGACATGAAAGAAAATCCAGACCTACGATTTTTAAGGTAGCACATCCCGTAACATCTTTTGTCGGCTTTACAAGCTTCCCAGAATATATAAAATAGTCGATTTGCTTCTCTAAAATCAGGCGCACCTACATCTATTTTACTCCACTGCAGATACATATAATGTGTACCTGTTATATACGTTGGTGTACCTTTATTATTAAACCAGAAACCTTCTTCACGTCTTTTAAACTCTTCATCTATATAATCATACCACTGTGCTTTCTTTTCTTCAGGATATGCTCTCCAGTCAAATATATTTTTAAGTCTTGCTAGTTCTTTTGGATATTCAAATTGTTGCCACTTCTTTACTTCATTGGTGTGCACTCGCACTGGTTCCATCGGCAAAGCAATTTGCAACCCTTGGATTTCAATGATCTGACCAATTCTACCAGTTTTTGATATGACAACGATATCGTTTTCTTTATTATATCCATATTCCCATTTTTTACTTTTATTAAGCCGCTTAATCGTATTGATTTTAACTGGCTCTACTATTTTAAATAAATTTTGCTCGTACATTACTTTGATCTACCTTCAGCAAATCCTCTAAATACTTTTGTTTTATCTTCAGGTTCTTTACCTTCTAATAAATTTTCTTCTTCTTGGATTCTATTTAATATTTCAAACGCATCGAATATTGCTAGCTTTTTTGTAGCAGCCGCGTTTTTTAATCTATCAGCAGATATATCATCATCACTATCAACTATAGGTTCTTTAGCAACTTTGATTAATTCATCAACTGCCCTCTGCCCAGCCTGGATTATATTCTTCTTCGTCTCCTTGATATTCATATTTAATTGTAATAAATTTTGATAATAGTCTATATAGTTTTTTGCCATCTATAATAAACTCATATTCTGAATTTGGCCTAAACCCTATTAAATCTCCTTCGTTAACAGTACCATCTGTATACTTAACAACACCTGTTAAAGGCTTTTCTTTTTCTGTGCTTAAACTGTTAGTTGATTTTACAGGAGCCACAAAGCAATAACCTTTCATTGCTTGCCATTTTCTTTTGTTATAATGAAATATTGGCTTTGGCCTATATAAAAATATTTGGTCTGGTTGTACTAGGTAATTATCTTCATCAATATAAGCTCTACTGTTTTTTTCTATACCGTGTTGGTTGTGCCATCTTCTAAAAACATTATGATGTACAATTACAGTGTCACCAACTTTAATATCTGTTTCACCTACAGTTGGTATTGCTTTTACTATAGCTTCTCTGCTAACATATTGATGATTAAATATTTCAGTATTTAATATTAGCTCTTTACCATCTATATCTTTTGTATTGTTGTATCTAGATTTTACAGGTGTTACAACAAAGTTGTAAACAGCTTTCATTAATATTGTAAATTGTATTCTACAGATACAGCCATGTTTTTATTAAAGTCTTTCCAAGGCAGAACATCTTTACCTTTTCTAATATACACGCTGTACTTATCTTCTTCTTCTAGTATATCACATATAGTATGACCACCATACACTTCTTGCCCAACGGCATAGTGCATGGCGTCATTTTTGTAATCTTTACCTATACTAATTTTTCTTATCAGCTTGCTCATCTTGTGGATAGTTTATAGTACCGTCGGTAATGTTAATATCTACGTTGCCGTAAGTTTTTTCAAAATCTTTTTGAAGTAAAGCTATTTGCTCTTGAACACCTAATATCTGATGTAACAAACCGTGTTTTTTAGTTTCAAGATTACCAAGTTGCATTTCACCTTGTCTAATAAGATTAATTAGTTTTTGTAATTGTTCTAGCTCTTCAGCCGTTACGTTTTGTGGTCTAAGGTCTTTAACCTTAGGTGTTTTTCTTTTTGCCATTTTATTTAATTTAAGTTAATTTAATTTATAATCCGTGAATATTTTGTAAATAGCTGTTCACTGCAGCTTGTTCTGTTGTGTTTAAACTTTTACTCCAAAATGCTAATTCTAATATTTTACCATTGTAAAAATTCTCTAATTGATTTACCGCACCCATATACACAAAATCAAAAGGTTTTGGATTTTCGCCCGCCGCTTCGTTAACAGAATTATCTGTATCAGGCGTTAATGGACTACCATTTTTTGAAAACGTAAATCTATTAGAAGCGCCAGAAGTTCTGTTTAACATTATTAACATCTTACTTGTGTTAAAAGTTCCACTTGGAAAAACAAAAGTTGTTGTTCTTGCGTCTGTAGCTCTAAACTTAAAGCTTGTACCATCTACAACAGAAATTTGTGCTTTAGCAGCGCTATCATCAGCAGCGATCGTAGCATTATCTACAACTTCTAATTGTATAACAGCTGCTAAACAAAAGCCTCCATTTTCAGCTATAGCTATATTACTTGATAATTCATAACTATCGTTTATCCCGTCAAAATCTAAACCACCACCAGATAATGCAGCTTGATTAGCTTCAGAACTTTGCGATGCATTGTTAGTAACACTAGCAGAGCTATCCCATCTAGCAACTGCTACGTTAGTATTGTTTTTAAGCCATAGCGATAAATCACTTACATCAGTAAGGTCAAAATCTTGATAGCTTGAAGAATCAGCGCCTAATCCTAAACCAAGACTCATTATACGCCGTAATAAACTACTACTGTACCTGATGCTAAAGTACAAGCTGTCCATCTACCATAGATAGTAATACCTTTTCCAAACTCATCTGATGCTGCAATAGCTTCACTGTTAGCACCATTACCAGCTACTTGAGCTGCAGTGCCTATAAAAGCAGCGTCGTTACCTTGAGCTGTATCAGCTGTTAAAGTTGTAAACTTAGCTGCAGCTATAACTTGAATAGCAACTATAACTTTACCTGTTGGAGGTGTTAATGCACCTGTGTCATCTAAATAACCACTACCTAATTGTCCAAAGCCATAAGCTACTTCTGTTGAATTTATTCCCATTATTTTTTTACTTTTTCTAGTGATCTACCGCCAAAATAAGCACC